GCCTCGGGAGTGGCGATGACTGTTGGCGCATTCTCCACGCCACTCCCATTTTTCACAACAGGAGCAGTACATGACACAGGCAAAGAGGTTGCTTGCAGTATTCGTTGGTGCCAAAGCTGCACACGGCACGACCACAGTGGGGCGTGTTGGACGGAACGGTAAAGCAGAATCCAAAAGTATGATCGTTCGTGAACCTTTGACCGAGGAACTTGTTCAAGGCCACATAGATGGCAAGCAAGGTGTCGGAGCGATCCCAATCAACGAGGAAAACAAGTGCCAGTTTGGTGCGTTGGATATCGACATCTACGATCTCAACCACAACGAGGTGCAAGACAAGATAAAAAAGATGAAGCTGCCTTTGATCCATTGCCGATCAAAGTCTGGCGGCGCACACCTGTACCTCTTCATGAAAGAGATGGAGCAGGCTGCGGACATCCGAGATTACCTGACCGAGATGTCTATAGCTTTAGGCTACAGCGGCTGCGAAGTATTCCCGAAGCAAGACACGATCATCGCGGAGCGTGGAGACGTGGGCAACTTCATCAACATGCCTTACTTTAATGCAGAGTTACCGCAGCGGTATGCCTTCAACGAGAAGTGCGAAGCTATGGAGCTAGATGAGTTCTTGGGTGCGGTGAACAAGGCACGAGTTTCGCTGTCCGACCTAGAGGGTATGCGCCTGTCCAAGCCTCGCAAGTATTTCACAGACGGACCACCCTGCCTTGAGCACCTGTTCGCGGATGGCCCCATCTCTGAGTTCCGCAACAACACCCTGTTTAACGTGGCTCGGTACTGCAAGATGAAGAGCCCCGACGATTGGCAGAAAGAGTTTGAGGGGTATAACCGGACTTTGTCCAGCCCTCCGCTACCGTCCAGCGAGATCGTCAACCTGAGTAAGCAGCACGAGAAGAAAGAATACCTGTATACCTGCAAGGAAGAACCCATGCGTAGCTATTGCGATCCAGCAATATGCGCCACGCGAAAGCACGGCATCGGAGCAGACGGCCCAGACGCTATGGCTGTAGGCGGACTGACTATCATGCTGTCGGAGCCTCGTCTGTTCTTTATGGACGTTGATGGTGACCGAATCCAGTTGAGCACGGAGCAGTTGCAAAACCAGACGTTGTTCCAGCGGGCGTGTATGGACCAGAAGAACATGATGCCTCCGACGATGAAGCCTCAGAAGTGGCAGCAGTTGGTCAACAGTTTGATGCAAGGTGCTACCTTCTTGGATGTACCACCAGAGCTCACGATATCAGGCCAGTTTACGGACCACCTAAGATCGTACTGCACGAGCCATGTCAGGGCTATGTCACCGGAAGAGATCGAGATGAACAAGCCTTGGACTGATGGTGGCACAACCAAGTTTAAACTCGATGGTCTTCTGGAGTATTTGCACCACCGCAGGTTCAGTTCACTCACACGGGGTCAGATCATGCAGATGATCCGTGATCTTGGGGGTGACACTGGGAAACAGAACATAATGAAGCGCACCTCAAAGGGCGAGACACGGTCCACGCTTAGATGCTGGGTAATCCCTGCGTTCGAGGAAGAAACAATAGAACTACCAGTCAAGGAGATCTCAAATGACATCCCATTCTAACAAACTGATGCGGGTATCAGACGTAGCAGAGTTGCTCGGGGTATCCAAGTCATACGTCTACAAGCTGGCGTCTACCGACCCATCATTCCCGATACCTATTGTTCTGGGGTCAGAGCACAAGAAGCGATCTTCGAGCCGTTGGGTTCTATCTGAGATTGAGGATTGGGTAAACTCTAGGCCAAGGGGTAAAGATTATGATACCTAATTCAAAGCTAATTCTAGGACCACCAGGCTGCGGGAAAACCCATCGCCTGATACAAGAGATTAAGAATGCGCTTCAGGCAGGGACACACCCGTCTCGCATTGGTGTGATCTCGTTCACCCGCAAGGCAATCGAAGAGATGATCGCTCGGTCCTGCGCGGAGTTTGACCTAGAGGCCAAAGACTTTCCGTACATGAAAACCAGCCATGCCTTCGGGTTCCATGGACTTGGGCTCAAGACCACAGACATCATGGGACCAGAGGACTACAACAACATTGGCAGGGAGATCGGCCTGACCTTTGAGGGCAAAGACTTCACGTCTGTTGACGGCGGCATAACTCTACCTACGATTGGTGGATCAGGGGCACGTTACCTGCAACTGGACAGTCGTGCGCGACTGCGGATGATCGACATAGAGCAAGAGTACAATGAAGAGGCTGATTGGAACCTGTTCTTTGCCAAGCTAAAGCAGTTGTCTTCTCAGTTAGTCGAGTACAAACGCGCAGTGGACAAGTACGATTTCGTTGACATGATCGAGCAGTACATTGAGCACGGAGATGTTCCCAACCTGGACTATCTGTTCATCGACGAGGCCCAAGACTTCACCCCGTTGCAGTGGGAGATGGGAAAGAAGATTGCTGCGTCTGCGGAAAACGTGTGGATCGCTGGCGATGACGACCAAGCCATCCACCGTTGGACAGGCGTTGATGTTAATCTCTTTAACAAAAGCTCTGACAACATAGAGGTGCTGTCTCAGTCTTATCGTATACCCAAGTCGGTGTGGCGAGTGGCGAGAACCATTACACACAGAATCGTGGACCGTCACATCAAGATGTTTAAGCCTCGCCAAGAAGAAGGGAAGGTTGAGTATGTAAACTACCTGTCCGAGGTTCCACTGTCCTCGGGGTCATTTACTTTGATGGCTCGTACCAACGGGTACGTTTCGGAGATGGCGAACTACTTGCGGTCCAACGGGTTCAAGTTTTCTCGCAATGGTAAGTCCAGCCTGTCGGATGATATGGTCGGAAACATACTGACATGGGACACCCTGTGCCAAGACAAGTCTGTCGGTGTGCAACAACTCAAGGCGCTCTATTCTGGCGTAAAGAAGCAGGGGAAAGATGCTGTTGTCCGCAGAGGATCGACTCAGCTGCTAGATGCGTTGGCACCTGACGACATGTTGGACATGGACACTCTGATCAAGGACTACGGTCTGCAAAGAGATGCCTCAACCAGCGCATACGATGTGCTGAATGTTGCATCTTCTGAGCGGGACTACATTGACGCGATCTTCCGCCGAGGCGAAGACCTTCTGTCTAGTCCTCGTATCAAGGTGTCCACGTTTCATGCTATGAAGGGCGGGGAGGATGACAACTGCGTTGTTTGGACGGCATCAACCAAGGCCTGTGAGCACAGCAAGTTTCCAGACGATGAGCACCGAGCGTTCTATGTCGGCGTTACTCGAGCACGACAGAACCTCTACATCCTGCAATCCGACAACAAGTATAGGTATTCTCTATGAAACGTGATGAAGTATTAGACACAGCAAAAGAACTGATCAATGGACAGAGAGCCAAGGACTACGGGGATGCATTCGAGAACTTCTCCCGCATAGCCACAGGCTGGAACGCAATCATCAAAGAGGCGATGACTAGCCACGGACATGTAACTGAGCGGCACGTTGCGCTGATGATGGACTGGTTGAAGACAGCACGACTGCTCAACGACTTAGACAAGGCTGATTCGTGGATCGACAAGTGTGGGTATAGTGCGCTTGGGGCAGAGTTTACAAATCGTGAGAAGGGACAAACAGATGGATAATGCAATACCAAAAGAAATACAGTTTGATGGGGATTGGCCTTGGGTGACGTTTAAAAATACTTCGAAGCAGGGACTGGTTGTAAGTAAAGATGTTGGAGGGCTGACATTGGTTGCAACTTGGGTAAGAACGGATAGTTTTACAGAGGATAGAGACTAAGCCATGACTCAGAAGAATTTATTCTCCGTGGACTCAACCACAAATGATGCCGAGGGCAATGAGCACAGCGACTTGCTGTTCCAGATGAAGGGGGAGATGGACCTCATCGAGGATGACTGGAACATCCCCACTGAGTATCCTGATCTGACGGGCTACAAAGAAGTTGCCGTCGATCTGGAAACCAAAGACCCGAACCTTACTACGCTTGGCCCAGGCTGGGCTAGGAATGATGGTCACATCATCGGCATTGCTGTGGCAGCGGGAGAGTACAAGGGGTACTTCCCTATCCGCCACGAGAACGGACACAACCTAGACCCACGGATCACGATGAAGTGGATCAAGAAACAGATGTCTGTGCCTGAGATGAACGTGATTATGCACAACGCAACCTACGATGCGGGCTGGCTACGGGCCGAGGGCGTGGAGATCAAGGGGCGTATCATCGACACGATGGTGACAGGCGCATTGGTTGACGAGAACCGTTGGACCTTTGGCCTTGATGCGATGGCCCGTGACTACGCTGGTATCCGCAAGAACGAGAAGCTTCTGAAGGCTGCTGCGCTTGAGCGTGGGCTAAACCCCAAGTCAGAGATGTACAAGCTGCCCCCTAAGTTTGTTGGTGGCTACGCTGAGATGGACGCTGTTGCTACGTTGGCATTGTGGCAAGCTCTGAAGGTGCTGATTGACAAGGAAGAACTGTGGGATGTTTGGAACCTAGAGATAGATCTGATCCCCTGCATGTTGGACATGCGTACAAAGGGTGTGCGGGTTGACCTAGAAAAGGCAGAGTTAAACAAGAAGCTCTTGCGTGAGCAGAGCAGCTACCTGCGTGGTGTACTTGAGAAAGAAGCTGGCATGGACGTGGACATCTGGGCGTCCGCATCTATTCAGAAGATGTTTGACAAACTAAATCTGGAATACCCGAGGACCGAGAAGGGAGCGCCATCGTTCACTAAATCGTTTCTCAATGAACACCCAGCTAAGATCGCACAGGTGTTGGTTAAGCTGCGAGAGTTTGACAAGGCTGACAGCACGTTCATCGACAGCATCCTGCGGCACGAGACCAACGGGCGCATACATACCGAGTTGCACTCCACCCGTAGGGATCAGGGCGGCACGGTAACAGGGAGATTCTCCTCGTCCAATCCTAATTTACAGCAGATTCCAGCACGAGACCCTGACATCAAGCGTTTGATCCGTGGCCTGTTCATCCCAGAAGAGGGATGCAAGTGGGGATCATTTGACTACTCGAGCCAAGAGCCGAGGTTGTTGGTTCACTTTGCATCGATGATCCCGTCTACGATCAGGCACCCTGTTGTGGATGAGATCGTGGAGGAGTTTAACAACGGGGACGTGGACCTGCACCAGATGGTGGCGGACTTAGCTAACATCACACGCAAGCAAGCCAAGACCGTGAACCTCGGCATCATGTACGGCATGGGCGTGGCGAAACTGGCGGATCAGCTTGGCATTTCCAAGGAAGATGCCAAGGATCTGATCGAAAGACACCACTCTAAAGTTCCATTCGTTAAAGGATTGGCAGACTTGGCCTCTAAGCAGGGCGATAAGAACGGACAGATACGCACTCTGATGGGCCGTAAGAGCCGCTTCCACCTCTGGGAGCCTGTCACCTTCGGAGCAGGCAAACCACTGCCCTACGACGACGCTGTGAAGGAGTACGGGGGTGCTGGTGGTAGAGGCATACGACGTGCGTTTACATACAAGGCTCTGAACAAGTTGATCCAAGGATCGGCGGCGGACCAAACTAAGAAGGCGATGCTTGATTGCTACAACGAGGGATACACCCCTATGCTGACGGTGCATGACGAGCTATGCTTTAACATAGAGAGTGAGGAGCAAACCGCTCGGATCAAAGAGATCATGGAGACGGGGATCAAGCTATCTATACCATCGAAGATTGACGTTGATATTAAAGATGATTGGGGAGAAATAGAATGATGCACATAGAAGATATTAAGGCCATGGGTTTCAAGCAAATGCACCAAGCTCAAGTAGAGGCCCTGTTGATGTTTGTACAGGACGCTCTGCGCCTAGCTGCGATGACCGAGGAGCCAGATATATTAGCCGACGTTGAGCAGTCCGCGGACGAACTGGTCCGCCTGTTCGGTGGCAACGGTGTCTCTCTCAACTATGTCATAGACTAGCCCTGTAAGAAGGAGTTAGCCGCACGTTCCGCCGGAGTCCCGCCCAACAAGGCGGGGTTCACGGGCCCAGTCGCACGAGCCTGGGTTATCGTAGGCGCGGGCTGCGGTAGACTGCCCTCACGTTGTGGTGGCAGAACCTCATAACGAGGTTGAGCGGGTGCAGCAGCGGGGGGCAGAACCTCATAACGAGGTTGAGCGGGTGCTTCCGCTGGAGATCGAGTGTCAACAGCATCAGGATCTAGTGGTAGTCCCCGCATGTTCTGCATGACATCTTTAATTGCATCTACAGGAAGTTGATCGAACCTTCCAACGCGCTGTAGTTTTTTCGCGGCCTCCGAAGTAAGTTTAAAAGGTTCAAACTCTCCGCGCATAATTCCTTTGATGCCACCAATGTTGTTCTGTTTTAAAACTGTGAGTATTTCTCTTTCCTCCATACCCATGGTGCGGAGGTCTTGGATCATGCGGTAATAACCACGGTCATTACGGAACTTGGCTGCATTTGCGTCTTCAAAACCTTTGAGCAACTGAGGTCCGGTGACGTTGAAGTCATCTGTTAGGCTGTTAAACATACGTTTTGCGTCGGTCTGTCCCTTAGAAAACCCATAAGCTGCGAACCGCAAACCCTGTTTGGGGTCGAACTCTTGACTGGACATACCTGTGCTCAACCGTTTAAGTTCTTTTTTCCAAGTTCTTTGACGACCCATTTTATCCATTGAAGCGATGGCGTCGATGCCAAGACCGTCACCGAGTAGTCCGCGAACTGCGCGTCCAGGTTCGATCTTCCCTCCGGAGATGTCAGCAACAGCAAGTATGTTTGGAATCATTGTGTCCGCAACGTGCCCTGCTATCTTGAATGCTTTTGTAGTTGCACCGTCCTCTGCGTTGTAGACTCTAGCCCCAGTGGATGTCTGTCCGCCACGGTATGTGATGTCCAACAGGGCATCTGTCAGCATAGCCTCGTCTAAGAACGGGGCAAAAGCTTCACCAATAGTTGCAAGAGCTACATCCGTGAACACTTGATCAGGGTCCTTACCTTCAACGTTTGCAGCGTCCATTTCAGTGATAGCCCGGTTTGCGAAACGTGACAGCACGTCATAGGGGTTGGATGTACTGAAGTTTACATACTCGATCTTTCCATCTTCGGTGCGACCTGTCGGGATTAATGTTGCGCCCTTCATCCAAGGAGCTCCAAACGAACGCTTGAACGCTTCCATTTCTTCACGGGTTACACCGGATACAGCGTACGCAGTTTCCAAAACCCCCGCTGGTACAATAGCCGTTGTCATCGCAAACCCCAGCATTCTCTGACGACCCCTAGCCTGTATAGCTGGGATGTCCGACGCCATGTCATCTAAACCCTGCTTAACAATGTTAAAGCTGGTACGGTACATCTCTGCGGGGAATGTGATAAAGTTGCCAAACGGAAGTTTGCGCCCAAGTTTGATCAACTCAGAGGCACCCTTGTTGTAGTTTGGTACAGTGTCACGAACGATCTGCGCGGCACGAGCCTTAATCAAATCGTCTATGTCCGCGGACCCACGCTTGATGGCCTCCGAGGCTTCAATCGTAACATCATCCATGTTCTTTGTAAGGTACTTTATCTGAGCCGCTTCAGAGACACCGTCCAAGGCATTGCGAAGTTTCGCTTGTTCCGCATTGTAGCTGTAGTATTTCCAGATATCGTCCGAGGCTTGGTAGGCTGCTTCAAATCCCTTGGATACTTTGCCAATACTTTTTGCGACCTTGCTGGTTACAGGCTTGCCCTTAATAGCTTCAATAAAGTTTTTAGGTGAGTCAGCGCCCGTAGAACCAATGCCTTTGTTTAGCTGGTCTTGGATCTCTCTTAGCTCGGCGTTTGTTCCCAAGACACCACGTCTCTGAGCATCCGCTAGGTCTGCGAATACATTCTCGCTGCCTTTGTTAAACACGTTAGCTGTAACCGCAGTGAGCGCATCCTTCATGTCCCCGCCTCTGCCAAGAGCAGGCCAGTTTCCGTTGGCTGTAGCAAATGCAAGCGCCGTGGTAAGGTTTCGTATTTGTGTGACAGGGGATAAAACGGTTTTGCTGTACTGAGAGATACCTTTGCCCTTGAGAGCCATCCCTAGCGCACCCCTTATAACGTCACCACCAAGGGTGGTTTCTCCAAGGACTTGATTGGTCAAATCCTTGTAGATGTTCTTCGGCACATAGAATCCGTCCAAACTTCCCCAGCCAGAGCGACCAATAGCATCCTCAACTGCTTGAGCGTCTACGTCACCCTTGCTGCTAACTTTGCCAATAACGCTGCTTGCCCCGTCGTCTCCACCGAGTTTAACAAAACCTCGTTGTGCTAGAGACTTCTTTTGCAGTGGCGTAAGGTCTGCCCCGTCTTTAAAGAACTTTCCAATTCCTTGGTTAGATTTAGCCATCTTGGCTACCGTACCAAAGTAGTCGTCAACGGCAGAGAACTGGGCAAGGTCTGTTACAGTTCCGAGGATCGCGGCCCGAGGATCATCGATCTCTCCCAGCAAGCGTCGTAGGTCGGGAGCAAGGTTTTCTCGTGTGAGGAACATGCCTGTTTCCAAACGATCTTTGGCTACAAACCCACCTTTTAACTTGTCGATTTTCTTTATGCTGTACTTATCTAAGAAACCTTGACGGGCTCTCGATGCAAGAGCAGGGGTGACTTTCCCTTGGATTATTATTTCTTGCGTGTCTCCAACACCTTTGCGGACCAACCCGTTTGCCTTCATAAAAGCGTCGTTAAACACGTTGTCGATGTCTGCCCGAGCTAACTCCGTTAGTTCTTTTTGGACCAAAGTTTCGTTTTTCATGAAGTAGTCGTCAGCAACCTTGATTGTATCTGCATCGGGAGTATACTTTGCATCCTCAAAGATCTTGTAGCTCCGGCGAACGTAGCTGCCCAATCCATCGCTGATTACATCTTTGATATTACGGCCGGATTTGGTTACAAAGTTATTGTCTCGCAGGAAGTTGCTGTCTAGAACGTCGTTGCTCAACGTATCGACATGCGTTCGCAGCACCTTTGCGTTTGCACGGATCTCTTTCGGCAGAGCCTTCAAGAGGCTTGTTTTAACTTTCGGATCAACCTCACGCATGTAGGACAGAACTTTGTTCAAAGCCCCAGCTTTATCCAGAGATCCACCTTCAGGAAGCTTCTTCATCATCCCATCAAGGTCTGTTTCTATCTGCTTTAACGTGCGTTCAGCAAAATCAAGCTTCGGCTTAATTTGCCCGTCGAGCAACAACCGCTTGTCTGCAACCTGATCCGGCATAGAACCACGATACCTGCCAAAAGAAATGGCGTCTGCGAGTATCTCCTGAAATTTGGATATCTCTTCCCCTGGGGCATTCAACGTACGTTTGTCCACAAGATTGTTGGCCCAATTACTAACCTGATCTATCTTGTTTCGTGTGGCTTCCGCGCCAACCTTAGCAAAATTAGCGTCACCAATAGTTTTGCCTGCCTTTGACAACCCTGCTTGAGCTACACCGCCGATGGCCCCTGCTTCGAAGAGGACCTTGATCCTGTTACCGACTCGAGCCAGATTCTTTTCTGAGCCCTCAAGTCCGATCAAGTCCGTAGTTTGGGTCGGGCCCATCTCAACCCAGTCACCTATTGTAGTGGTGTTGTCACCAGAGACAGCCATCTCGACGCCAGAAACTGCGCCAAGCTCTCTCAAAGCAAGGTTTGTCCGCTCAGTTTTACTGAGCTTCCCTGTCTTACCAGCAAGCTGACGAGCTTTCATAAATCCTTTGCCGACTTTGCCAGCAACACCAACACCAGGAACAACAAACTGAGTAATAACTTCAGCGCCTTTACCCACGATTCCTTCAGGGTCAAAACCCAAGTAATCCCGAAGTTCTTCAGCCTTCTCAGTAACGCTATCCGCGAGGTCTGTACCCGCAACAATGTCCGAGGCAAGAGCTCCAAGGCCCAAGACTCCTTCACCAATGCCGATCAACCCCGAACCTACGCCCTCAATTAACTCACGGGGGATAGATCCCTCCATGAATTGCTCTCGGTTACGCCCAGTTTCTTCGGGAGGAAGTATCTCGTACCGTTGCTCTGGTGTTGTGGATGCGGGAGGAAGTATCTCGTACCGTTGTTCAGCCATAGTTTATTCCTCT